ATACCGATGTTGATAAGATGGAGGCGAAGGCGAAGTTTGGGTGGGAAGGTAAGTTTGTTATTGGCATGGTAGCTGCTAACAAAGGTTATCCACCTCGAAAGAGCTTTCCGCAGGTGTTTGAAGCTATCGCTAAGTTTCTTAAAAACGGCGATAAAAAGGACGTGATGTTTTATATTCACTCTGAGTCACGTTCACCATGGGGCGCTAGATTAGACACTATGTTGGAGCACTATAATGTTCCGCACGATCAGGTGCGGTTTGTTGACCAATATCGTTATGTGGTTGGCATGAGTGCTGAATACATGATGGATGCCTACAATGCTATGGATGTTCTGGTTAATCCTTCAATGGGTGAGGGATTTGGCATACCGATTGTGGAGGCGCAAGCCTGCGGGACGCCAGTTATTGTCACTAATTGGACATCTATGCCAGAGCTTTGTTTCTTCGGAGAAAAAGTAGGAGGATCGAAGTGGTATACATCGCAGGCATCTTGGCAGATGCTTCCAAATGCGAATCATATCACTGAGGCTCTGCGGAAGTTTTACAATATGAGCAACATGAGACGACAGAAAGGCGCGGAACTGGCCCGAAGAAAAGCTAGAGAGTACCATCCTGATTATGTAACAGAGCATTATTGGAAACCTGTACTTGAACAAATACAAGAGATAATGCAAAAGCGGGACGATATTGAGTACACTATGTTTACCCTGTTGGAAGACATAGAAGATCATAAAATGGGAATGGATAAATGACAGCAAGAGCAGGTATCGCCTATATCATAACAGAGGTACGGCGATTATCTGGAGCAGGAACAGTAGCATTTACGGTAGATGACGTAAGTTTCTTTTCCGACGATCATATAGAGCGTATTCTTGACTCCCGTCGCGCACGACTCGCTAGGCATCAGATTTTGTTTGAGCCTGAACTAAGTGAGGGCGGCGGGACTATTATTTATAAGAATGCACGAGTCGGGTACGGTTGGTTAGAGGACGAGACTGCTGGTGGGACGGTCAACGATTTTAAGATGACCGATAGTTGGGGAGCCGCAATAGCGACGACTGAGTACATGTTCTCATCGGAAGATGGTTTTATTACATTCTCGTCAGATCAGAACGGCAGCGCCCGATATATTACAGGTTGGGTACACAATCCATATAAGGCGGCATATGATGTGCTGTTAGCATGGACTATGCAACTCGCTAGACAGGTGGATTGGAAGACCGATAATATGGCCGTAAAGCGGTCACAGAAAGTCAAGGAATTACGTGAGCAGATGAAGTGGCTTAAGGAACTAGCGGGGCTTGCTCCTCGAATAGTCGTTGCTAGGATGGAACGCTCAGATATCTATGTTGAGGATGTAGTGAGGCCAGATGTTGTTTACGATAGGATTCCGTCGGAGTAACTAAATGGCTGACATTGGTTTGACTGCTGCGGAGCTAACGGATATTCGCGCCGATGTGGAAGACTTACTTCCAAGCACTTGTGAGATACAAGAGCTAACTACGGCTAATAATGCTATTGGGGAGGCGGTGAAGTCTTACGCTACTAGAAGTGGAGCGTCCGCTATAGCCTGTAGACTTGATCCTATGATACCCCCAGGTGGATGGGAGACTCTTGGTGGGTTTATGGACCTTACAAAATACGTGGGCAAGTGGATTTTAACTCTACCTTATGATACAGTTATCACTTTAAATGATAGGGTTATCATCAATAGTAATACGTTTGAGGTCGATCATCTGGATGATGATAAATCCTGGAAGGCGTCAGTACGCTGTACTTTAGAAAAGGTTGTTCCATAATGCCTACTTATAAACCGTGGCTACTGTTTGAGATGCAAGTCAGCGAACGGATCACTAGTCTGTTAGCGCAATTCTGTCTGCTCACGGAGGATACTCTTTGGCAGTTAGGAGAATATATCCGTAGTGCGGCTCGTATGCTTGCTCCAATAGACACTGGTGCTTTGCGGGCGGCTATCAGTCTTACCAATACGAAACGCTCAGATCATACGGCAAGAGTGAGTGAAGGACGGCGGCTACGGCCAGAGGCGGGTTTTGCTGGAGTTAGCCATCCTCCAAGATTAGCGATTGATATTCATGCGGCTGCGGGCTATGCTACGTTTCAAGAATATGGAACAAGAAAACATCCAGCACATCCGTTTTTGTATCCCGCGGCGGTGGAGGCTCAGAGACGCTTTGAGCCTATATTTGCTCAGGAACTAATTAAGAAGATGCGGAAAGTTGTTGTAAAGACATATATAATGAAATAGACCCAAATGGTCTATTGAAAAAATTGTTTAATTCTGATAAAATAGGTCTAAGTAGTCTGACATGAAAGCAGTTGAGACAAGTATATACTCGGTATTGTCCGGTGACATTAGCTTATGTGCATTGGTAGGGGGGACTATAAGCCCCCGAATATATAATACCGTGGCACCACCAGGAGCGTCCCTACCACTTGTAGTTATTCACAAGCAGGGCGGGGGTCATACCTATGATACGCCACGCGAGAATATCGAGATCATATATGTAATCAAGGCTATTGGCGGCGGTCTTATCGAATGTGAAGATATAGATGACCGTTGTCGAGCATTGTTAGACAAGCAAGATTTATCTGTAGGCAGCGGCTATGCGGATTACGCTACGTTCCGTATGGGCCACCTCAATTTTGCTGAGGAGGTCAGTGGCGGGTCTGTGATATTCCACATAGGCGCGTACTACAAGATAATGGTTAGTGAGACTTAACGGAGGTAATTTACGATGTCTATAGCGAATCGCTATGTAGGCAAGGATTTGTATGCCCAATTTATCTGCGCTGCGGGTACGATTACGCTAACCGGCGATCAGCGATCCCTCTCGGTAGATCGTGAAGTCGATTTAGCTGACATCACCGCAGGAAGCGAAGTAGATAAATCGTATATTGCCACTTTGAAGGATGGAACCGCAGAAATCGAAGTCATGGATCAGGCTGGTATAGGTGGTACAAATTTCGAAGCTGCATTACCTGAAGGAACTAGCGGCACACTGGTTTATGCCCCGCAAGGGACAACGGTTGGTAAACCGAAGCGTGGTTTCCCCGCGATTGTGAAATCAATCAGTGTTGAGTATCCGTATTCCGATACGGTTGCTTACCGCATTTCGTTCCAGAAGAACGGCGCTCTCCTTTATAGTGGTACTTCGGTATACTAAACATAGGATGGAGGCTCTAAAATGAGCGAAGAAAAGGAACGTTTTGAGTTTGATCTGAATGCTATTACTTATGATGAGATTCAGCAGTTGGACCTCATGGAGCCAATAGAACAGGAAGCTCATTCTATTAAGCTCGTGGTCAAATCTCTGAAGCATTGGCCTTTTGAAGTAAAAATCAGTGAGGCCAATATTCGACAGTTAGGTATGCTGGATTTCGTGGAGTTACAGCAGGCGTTTTCTGCCGTACTTGCCAGCGCGTTTAAAAGTATCAAGGAAGCTGAGTAAGACTGTCTTTACTGCTATACGTTTTAGCAATAACGAAAATCCACTTCCTTGGATAGCAATTAAGGTGCTACTGGCCGAAAAATTTGGAGTGATGCCTTCTGCGATGGACGAGTTAACTTTTCCTGAAGTCGTAGAAATCCTAGCCGTTCTTGACGGTGAAGGTAAGGCATCAAATCTGCATACCTAGAGGTAGAAATAAATGGCTGCGCCAACGTTAGCAAGCGCCTTGCTCCGTATCCGAGGCGATGCTTCGGGTGCTATGCGCGCGCTACGACAAACTAAATCAGGACTACATGGAGCCGGTAGTGCTTTGTCTAAGATTGGACAAATAGCCTCCGGCATTTTGCTGTCCCGTCTATTCCTAGCTGCCGCCGCCGCAGTAAAACGGTTTATAGGTACTATTGTCGGCGCTACTGCGGAGATGCAGCGATTAGCCCTTTCTATCCAGGTGCTATTATCTCGTGAATTAGCTAAGGCCGCTACGGAAGCTGGTAATTTGGGGGATGAAGTAGCTCATGCTGGTGATTACTTCGCCGCTGCCGCCGCACCCGCCGCCGAATTGATGAAGGAAATCCAGCGGTTCGGTCTTTTATCTCCATACTCAATTCAAGCAACTGCTAATATGTATAAACTCGCCCTCGCGTTCGGGTGGGGAAAAGATATGTCAATGGGTCTAACCAAGGCTCTATTGAATACCGCGGCTGGCCTTGGTCTAACTCGCGAACAGGCCAATCGTCTAAGTTTCAACCTTCTCCAGCTACAAACTCAGGGTCAGTTAATGCAACGAGACTTCCGAGAAATGGGCATGGTGGGTTATGATCTCGCGGCGGTGCTGCAAGAGGTGGCGCGGGTAACGGAAACTAATATCAAAACTCATCTAGACTTCAACAAGTTACTAAAGCAGGGTAAAGTCACTTGGGAAGATTTCGGTAATGCTATTATGACTGTAGCCGAACGAGACTTCGGACCTGCCGCAGAGAAATTCGCTACCACTCTAACTGGTATTAAGGAAAACCTTGGGGACGTAGCCAATATTATCTCTGTTGTTTTCTTACCTACTGCCGATTTGATTGGAGAATGGGCGCAGACGGCTCTGGCACATTTACTTGAATTATCCGAATCGGGTGATCTAGAAGAGGCCGGTATTAAACTCCGTAAGTGGGTAGAAGACCTTATATTTGATATAAATTTCATACTCACAAATATCGAATCTGAGGGGTTGAGTGGGGCGCTGGATGCTCTCAAGCGGCTAGGTTTAATAGAGTGGAAATACGGCAAGGAACTGGAAATCTTTGCAGAGGCGCTTGATGGTCTGTGGCTAGCATTTAAAGATTTAATTGATGTATCATGGGACATAATAATAGGAGCACTTGAACAATTCTTCGAGCTATTCCAGAGAGAAGACCCCTTAACCCTTACTGAAATGGCAAGTGGAGTTGATTCAATCACAGAAGCATTTACCAGATTAGCCGATTTTCTTGGGGAGCATAAGGACGCTATCAGTGGTGGTCTTGCGGCGATGTTAACCGCATTTCTGGTCTTTAAGGCAGTAGCTCAAATAGCAGCGTT